TTCGAGGAAAAGAAAGATATTATCCCTGTCGTAATTTGTCAATGACAGCACATCAATGTTTTATTCTTGATCCAGAAGATTATGTAAAAGCTACAAATATAGGAGAAGTTACTGCTGTTGTTCATAGCCACCCAACAACTCCACCAGAAGCTAGTCAGGCAGATAAAGTTGCGTGTGAACAAAGTAAACTTCCGTGGCATATTGTTAATCCTAAAACAAAGAAATGGGGATACTACGAACCACAAGGTTATGAGGCTCCCTTATTAGGTCGGCAATGGGTATGGGGTATTACAGATTGTTGGAGTTTGGTAAGAGATTATTACAAACAAGAAAGAGGGATAGAATTGAAAGATTATGAAAGACCTATTACTCCAGAAGAGTTTATGAAAGATCCTTTATTTGAAAATTATGCTTGGCGAACAGGATTTAGAGAACTAAGATCGGATGAAAAGTTACAGTCTGGAGATGTTTTATTGATGAGTATTTTAGATTCAACTTTAAATCATGTAGCTATTTTTCTTGGAGATGAGGTATTACATCATTTAACCGATAGACTATCTTGTAGAGAACCATATTCTCCATGGTTATTAAAATGTACAGGAAAGAGGTATCGTTATGCTTCGTAAAATAAAATTATATGGAGAACTTGCAAAGTTTGTAGGACATAAAGAATTTGAAGTAAAAGCAGACACTTTACGTCATGCTGTTAGTTTTTTGATAAATAACTTTGAAGGTGTAGAAAAATATATGAGTCCAAAACATTACCAGGTAAAAGTTGGTAATTATGCAGTAGATGAGTCAGAGTTATCTCATCCTATTGGACAGGAAGATATACATTTTATTCCTGTTATAGCTGGTGCTGGTAGAGGTTTTGGAAAAATACTATTAGGTGCTGCATTGATAGGTTTAGCATTTGCTACTGGTGGTGTTAGTTTTACGTTTGCAGAAGTACCTTTGGCTAACGCAGGTGCAATTACAGGAATTACTGGAACTTTTATTGGTAAAGCTGCTGTATATCTTGGTGCTTCTTTGGTTATATCAGGTGTATCTGATTTATTATTTCCTTTGCCAAAACCAAAAGAATTTGAATCAGAAGAAGATCCGAGACTATCATTTAGTTTTGGAGGCACGCAGCAGACGGGGAGAGCAGGAACTCCCGTACCTCTGGTATTCGGGGAAATTTTTACTGGCTCAGTGGTAATCAGTGGTTCAGTAGATACTGAGCAGGTACAAGCATGATTGAAGAAAAACATACGATTAAAGGTTCTGGTGGTGGCGGTAGCCCTCCTCCAGCACCTCCGCAACCTACTAGAGAACCTGATACTTTACATAGTAGACAGTTTGCTACCTTTCTTGATCTTGTTTCAGAAGGAGAGATAGAGGGTTTTGCAACAGCATCAAAAGAAGGAAGAACAAAAGGTACAACTGCATATAATAATGCTGCATTGAAAGATGTTTTTCTTAATGACACTCCAGTATTAAGAGCTTCAGCAGATTCTACAGATCCTCAAACCACAGATTTCAACTTTCAAGATGTAAAATTCACTCCTCGATTTGGTACTGGAGATCAGACAAAAATACCTGGAATCGAAAGCAGTGTATCAACAACAAGTGTTGGTGTAGAAGTTACTGCAAGCACTCCTGTTACTCGTCAGATAACAAATACAAATGTTGATGCTGTAAAAGTATCTATTACATTTCCTCAGTTGCAGAAAGCCACTGATAATGGAGATTTATTAGGTTCTTCTGTTCAGCTAAAAATAGCTGTTCAATATAATTCTGGTGGTTTTACTGATCTTATTACTGACACGATTAGAGGTAGAAGTGGAGATGCGTACCAAAAAGATTATCGTGTAAATATTACTGGATCGTTTCCTGTTGATATAAGAGTTAGCAGAGTCACAGCAGATAGCACAGATACTAATTTAAGAGACAGTTTTCAATGGACAAGTTTTGGAGAAATTATTGATGATGCTTCAACTTATTTAAATAGTGCATATAGTTCGATAAGACTGGATTCGATGCAGTTCAGTTCTATTCCTGCTCGTAAATTTAGAATTAGAGGAATAAAAGTAAGGATTCCAGGTGCAGGTGCATCTAGTTCTGGTACTCCTACTGTTGATAGTTCTACTGGTCGAATTATTTATCCTGATGGTTATATTTTTAATGGAGTTATGGGAGCAGCTACATGGTGTTCATGTCCTGCAATGGTGTTACTGGACTTGCTTACGACTTCAAGGTATGGATTTGGAGATCATATAACAGATAGTTCTCTTGATCTTTTCAGTTTTGTTAATGCCAGTAAATTTGCTAATACTCTTGTTGATGATGGTGCTGGAGGAAAGGAAGCTAGATTTAGTTGTAATGTAAATATTCAAAGTCCTAAAGAAGCATTTGAATTAATAAATGATTTAGCAGGTGTGATGAGATGTATGCCGATATGGTCTGCTGGAACAATAACGATTACACAAGACAAACCAACAGATCCCAGTTATTTATTTAATCTTTCAAATGTAACTTCAGAGGGTTTTTCCTATTCTGGTAGCAGTTTAAAAACACGACATAGTGTTGTATCTGTTTCATATTTCAACATGGATAGTCAAGAGGTTGATTTTGAAGTAGTAGAAGATGCAACTGCAATATCCAAAATAGGAACTGTTATCAAACAGGTAAAAGCGTTTGCTTGTACTTCGAGAGGTCAGGCTAGAAGATTAGGGAAAGCAGTATTATTTGCAGAACAAAATGAAAGTGAGATTGTTGCATTTGCTACGTCTATTGATTCTGGTATAGTAGTCAGACCAGGTGCAATCATTGAAATTCAAGACCCTGTAAGAGCAGGTGTAAGAAGAGGTGGAAGATTATCTGCCGTTACTTCTACTACTGTTGTTACTGTTGATGATACTTCTGCAACTGATTTAGCTTTAGATGCCAGTGGTAATCCTGTTGGAGATGCAACTTTAGCTGTAATTTTACCCGATGGATCGTTTGAAAGTAGGGCAATCTCATCTGTCTCAGGTGGCACTATTACTGTAAGTTCCGCTTTTTCTCAGACTCCTAATGTAAATGCAAACTTTCTTATATCAAACGTCACTACTCAATCTCAATTATTCAGAGTAATAACAGTAGAAGAACAAGATGGTATTAATTATTCAATTACAGCTTTATCTTATGTTGAAGGTAAGTATGCGTTTATTGAAGATGGCGAAGCATTAACAGCAAGAACTGTATCTAAATTAAATTCTCTTACTGAACCTCCCTCTGGTTTAAATGCTGTTGAAAGAATATTTCCTATCAATAATCAGGCCGTATCAAAGATTGTTATTAGTTGGCAACCTATTGTCGGTGTTGTGCAGTATCAGGTTAATTACAGGTTTGAAGACGAAAACTTTATAAGTGAAAAGGTATCAAGACCTGATTTTGAAATAATGAACAGTAGAAAAGGAACTTATACGATCCAAGTATTTTCATACAATGTTTTAGATCAATTATCAGCAACTTCTACTAATTTAACTTTTGAAGCTGTTGGTAAGACAGCATTACCACAGGATGTTACGAATTTATTAGTTGAACCAGTTTCAGATCAGTTTGTACGACTACGTTTTGATAAGGCTACAGATATTGATGTTACGCATGGTGGAAACGTAGTTGTTCGCCATAGTAACCTTACAGATGGAACGGGAACATTTACTAATTCTGTTGATATTATTCCTGCCTTACCAGGAAACGTATCTGAGACATTAGTACCAGCAGTAGAAAATTTAGAGATGATGGTGGCAGACTAAGTTCTGGGGAAACTTCTGTTGTTGTAACAACCCCTGATCCTGTACCTAAATTACTTGTATTAGCAGATAGAGAAGATACTGATGCGACACCTTTTGCTGGAGATAAAGTTGATTGTTTCTTTAGTGATGATGTAAATGGACTTGTTTTAGGTTCTTTAGATGAATTAGACGGAGTTGCGGATTTCGATGCTATTTCTGATTTTGATTTTTTAGGTGCGGTTGATATTACAGGTGGTCATTATGACTTTGCTTCTAAACTAGATTTAGGCGGTAAACAACCACTAAGATTAAAACGTCATTTTGTTACACAAGGTTTTTATCCTAATGATTTGATTGATAAAAGAACTGCAAATGTTGATACTTGGACAGACTTTGATGGTGCTACTGCATTTGATGTCAACGCAAAACTATTAGTGGCAACAACTGACAGCGATCCAGCCACATCTGATTCAGCTACCTACACGCAATCTGGAACGACAATAACAGTGACAAAATCTAGTCATGGATTTAGTATTGGTACTTTTGTTGATATTGATTTTACAAGTGGCGGTGCAACTGATGGATATTTTGAAGTTCAATCCGTGCCAAGTAGCAGTACTTTCACTGTTACCGCATCTTCCAGTGCAACAATATCAAGTAGCAACTGTAATATTGGAGCAGGATTTACTAAGTTCAACACACTTGCCAACGGAACATTTATTGGTAGAGGATTTAGATTTAGATGTCAGATGGATTCAGATGACCCTGCACAATCTATCGAGGTGGATCAATTAGGTTATACAGCAGAGCTTGACAGTAGAACTGAAACTGTAAATACTGCGATTGCATCTGGTACGTCAAGTAAAGCAGTTACGTTCCAACACGCTTTCTTTACAGGTACTTCTGAACTTGGAGGATCTACTTCTGCTTATCTGCCTAATATTGGAATTACGATAGAAAATGCACAATCAGGAGATTTCTTTGCCTTGTCCAGCATTTCTGGAACGGGGTTTACTATTGATATTAAGAATGGCTCCAGTTTTGTTAATAGAAATTTCAAATATGCTGCAACGGGATTTGGGCGTGGTAGTTAGAGTTGAATTAAGATATACTTAGATAAAAAATTG